CGACGACCGCGAAGCGCAGTCCCTCATCATGGAGTTCCAGAAATGACCACGATCCCCGTCGTCTGGCTCTCCCTCCACGAGGGCATCGACGCTCGCGGCCCGTGGGACACGAAGATCCTCGAACGTCTCTTCGACGGCTACGAGTGGTCGCACGGCCTGGAGTTCGAGCACAACGTCGGCGTCTCGACCTACCCGACGGTTCCCGAATGGACGAAGCACGCCCCGGCGATCGTCGTCCTCCCCGCTCGGCACCACTGCTCACCCGAAGACATCGTCGACATCAACTGGACGCTCAGCGCCTTCACGGCGGTACTGCTGATCCTCTGCGGCGACGAGGAGGGTCAGTTCCCGTGGAAGGACATCAAGCACCCGAACATCCGTTTCTGGGTGCAGATGCCCGACCCGGTCCACTACGCGGACATGGCCCACTTCGGCTACTTCTTCGGCAACGGTGCGCCGCACCTGCAGCCGTCGCCGGACAAGATGGTCGACTACACGTTCATCGGCCAGGGGACGAACCCCCGTCGTCGCAGCGCGATCGCCGGCCTGAAGCGCACCGCCGGCAGGCTGACCGGCCACCTGCAGGTGACGGCCGGCTTCGCGCAGGGGTCGCCGCCCGCGATCTATCTCGATCAGCTCGGCTCGGCCTGGTTCGCCCCCGCCCCGTCGGGGCCGTGCTCGGTCGACACGTTCCGCGCCTACGAGGCGCTGGAGCAGGGGTGCATCCCGATCGTCGACGGACAGACGCCAGCAGGCCCGACCGACTACTGGCACTTCGTCTACGGGGACGTGCCGTTCCCGATCGTCGACAACTGGGACATCGTCGGCGGCCTGATCGAGTATCCGACGCTGGAGTTCAAGGAACGGCTGTCCGCTGAGTGCTCGGCATGGTGGCAGCAGCAGAAGCGCAACATGACGTGGCGTCTGCGTCACGACCTCGGGCAGCTCGGCTTCGACATCGGTCCGAAGCCGGCGCTCACCGCGATCGTCACCACCTCGCCGGTCAAGAGCAACCCGGACCTGTCAATCATCCAGACGACGATCGCCTCGATCCGCCACCACTTCGGCGAAGAGGTGGAGATCATCATCGCCTGCGACGACGTCCGCCCCGAACAGGCCGACATGGTGCCGGCCTACCACGAGTACCTGTTCGAGCTGTGCCGGTGGACGGAGCAGCAGCGCAACATCGTCCCCTACCTGAGCCCAAAGTGGGTCCACCAGGCCCGCCTCACGTTCGACGCGATCACCCGCCTCGGCACCAATGACGTGCTGTTGTTCGCCGAGCACGACACGCCGTTCGTCACCGACGAACCGATCGATGTGGAGAAGGCCATCGAGGTCGTCGCCTACGGGCTCGTCGACGTCCTGCGCTTCCATCACGAGTCGCGCATCCTCGACGTCCACGAGTACCTGATGGTCGACCACGAGACCGTCGACCTCGCCGGCCTCCCCGTGCGCCGCACGCATCAGTGGTCGCAGCGCCCACACCTGGCCGACTCCCGGTACTACGTCGCGATACTCGCCGCTCACTTCAGCGACGAGGCACGGACGATGATCGAGGACAAGATGCATTCGGTCGCACAGCGCAACCCGCGGGCCAACCGCCTGGCGATCTACCACCCCGACGGCAACATCAAACGGACGTACCATCTGGACGGTCGCGGCAATCAGCCGAAGTTTGAGATGCGTTATTAGGCATGTGATGAGAGCTACACTGATGAGATGTGCAAGGAAGATGGGTGCGACGGAGTTCCGATTGCTCATGGGTGGTGCAGGCGACATTACGGCTGGGCGCGAGACCACGGCGTTCTCCCCCTGCGCCGAACGCCGACCGAGCGGTTCTGGCAGAAAGTCGACAAGGATGGACCTGTCCCTACATTCGCACCACATCTCGGACCGTGTTGGCTGTGGCTGTCAACGCTCGTTCGCGGTTACGGGACGATCCACGTCGGTCCAGGCCCCGCGTACGCTCACCGCTTCAGTTACGAGCTGCACGTCGGCCCGATCCCCGAGGGCGCGCACCTTGACCACCTGTGTCGGGTGTCCAGGTGCGTCAACCCGGCCCATCTGGAGCCGGTCACCGTGCTGGAGAACATCCAGCGCAGTCCGATCCACTTCGCCGCAAAGACACACTGCAAGTGGGGCCATGAGTTCACCAAATCCAACACGCGTATCCGCCCCGGCGATGGTGCGCGGATTTGCAGGAAGTGCACCGCCGAACGCGCCGCTGGGCGCCGATCAAGGTAGGTTCTGATGCGGCTCGGCCTGATTGCCCGATGCGAGATCGCACGCGGGATCGCGATCCAGAGTCGCAACTTCTACGACCACATGGGCCCGATGTCGGTGCTGCTCGTGCGGATGCCGAAGCCCGACTGCACAGAGGCCCCCGAGTGGTACCCGGGAGCGACGCATGTCCAGTACGACGTGAACTCCCACACTCTGCCTGAGTCGGCCGTGAAGGCATGGCTGCGGAGCGTCGATGTGGTGTTCACGGTGGAGACCCCGAACGACTGGCGGATGCCGAGGTGGTGCCGCGAGATGGGTGTGAAGCTGGTGATCCAGGGCAATCCCGAGTTCGTCCGTCACGGCCGGCCCGGGTTCGAGGATCTCCCCCATCCCGACGCCTGGTGGTGGCCGACGTCATGGCGTGCCGGCCAGGTTCCGTCGGGTGCGATCGTGCCGGTCCCGATGCCGTCGATCGGCGCGCCCTCACCGCGCAGGGACGGGCCGCTGCGTGTGCTGCACGTCGTCGGCAAGCGAGCCTTCGCCGATCGCAACGGCACCGACATCCTCGTGCAGGCGCTCCGTCGCACCCGGCAGCGGATGGACGTCACGATCATCGGCCTCGACGGGCAGTTGCCGCATGTGCAGAAGTCGGCCCACAACCGGGGCCTCACCGTCAACTACATCCCCGACGGCGTCACCGACCGCTGGGACATGTACGCCGATCAGGATGTGCTCGTGCTTCCCCGCCGCTACGGCGGGCTCTGCCTGCCGGCGCTGGAGGCCGGCGTGATGGGCCTCGCGGTGATGATGCCGGACTGCTCACCGAACGAGGAGCTGGCGGCGATCCGCGTGCCGGTGCGCCGCACCGAACCGCTCCAGCTCGCGTGCGGCGAGATCCAGGCGTCCGTCGTCAACCCGCTCGATCTCGCAGCCGCCCTCGACGACCTCGCCCTTTCCGATGCCGCGCTGCGCCAGGCGAAGTATCGTCAGGAGACATTCGTCCACCGTTGGTCCGACTGGGTCCGCCCCTACACCGAGATGCTTGCAAGGATCGCCACCACATGAAAGTCGATGTCATCGCCTCCGAGGCCCACTACCTCGATCACATGTTGCCGATCTTCGACGCGCTCCCCAAGCGCCTGCAGGGGATGGTCCACGACGTCAAGCCGAACGTGAGCCGGCCCGTGTTCAACAACATGGCGCTCGTCGCCGGGATGCGCGACGTCGACGCCCTCACTGGCCGGCTGATGATCTACGTCGAGCACGGCGCCGGCCAGGCATACCTCGGCGACGAGAAGACGGCGACCCACCCGTCGTACTCGGGAGGCGGTTCACGCCACCCGCGCTCCGTCATCGGGTACATCGCCCCGTCGCTGGCCGTGGCGACACGCTGGGGGCGTCCTGCGATCGCCGCCGGCAGCCCGAAGATGGACCGGTTCATCGAGACGTCGGTGGCCGGCAAGCCTGCATCCGTCTGCATCGCCTGGCACTGGGACTGCCGCCTCTCCCCGGAGGCGCGAACGGCGCTGCCGTGGTACGAGCCGCACCTCCGCTTTGTCGTGGCATCATGGAAGGAACAGGGGTTCGAGGTGCTCGGCCACGCTCACCCGCGGTGGAAGCGCGATCTCGACGACATGTACGACCAGCTCGGCGTGGAGGTCCTGCGCACTGACGCCGAGGTGTTCCAGCGAGCCCACATCCTCGTGATGGACAACTCGTCGCTGATGTACGAGTTCGCCATGCTCGATCGCCCCGTGGTGGCGATGAACGCCCCGTGGTATCGCAAGGACATCGAACATGGTCTCCGGTTCTGGTCGCATATCCCGGGCCGGCAGATCGACGAACCGTACCAGCTTGCCGATCTCGACCTGCTCGGGCTGTGCTTCGATCAGGAAGACGCCGCTCGTCGACGCGAGGTCGTCGCCGACGTCTACGCCCAGCACGACCGACCCGCCGCAGAGGTCGCCGCGCAGTGGATCGCCGACCTGATCGACGCGCGGTAGCATCCGGCCATGTCTCCGCGACTTGCCTGCTCATCGTTCGCCACCGTCGACGCCGTCCTCACGCGCGAGTCGTGCGCCTACAGCGAGGCCGACACCGACCTGCTGCAGCAGGCGATCGACGCCGCGTCGGACATCATGTACATCTTGTCCGGTGGTGTGCTCACCGGACGCTGCTCGACCACGTTCCGGCCACGCAAGGCCCGTTCACACTGCACCGACGCGTGGTCGTTGGAGTACGGCGTCGACTGCATCCCGCTCACCGAGAACCTGCTCGCGGTCACGGAGGTGAAGATCGACGGCGCGGTGTTGACCGCTGACGACTACGGCCTGATCGACGGCTACATCCTGTTCCGCAAGGGCGGCCACCGCTGGCCGACGGCACAGAACATCGCCATCGCCGACACCGAGATCGGCACGTTCTCGGTGGCGATCGAGTTCGGAACCCTGCCCGACTGGATGGCGAGCGCCGCGTGCGTCGAGATGGCGCTCCAGTTGGCCGAGGATGACGCGAACCGCCCCGGGTACCTGCGCAACATGACGAGCGCCAACATCCAGGGCGCCTCGGTCACGATCGCCGACGCTGCCGACGAGATGGCCGGGCGCAACCTCCCGATGCTGGAACGATGGATGGGCGTCTTCGCCCCGAGGGGCACCTACGGCGCCGGGGTGTGGGCGCCCGAGGTCGACAACGGCTGGACATTGGCGATCGTGTCGTGAAGCCCGGGGGGCCACTGAAGCGATCGACGCCACTGAAGCGGACGGCCATGAAGCGCAAGCCACCCAAGGCCACCGATCGAGACTTCAGCCCGGCGGTGCGCAGCGAGATCGCCGCCCGCTCCGGTGGCCGGTGCGAGGCCGGCGTCCAGGGGGTCTGCACCGGCCACGCGAACCATGTCCATCACATCTTGCGCAGGAGCCAGGGCGGTCTCGGGGTGGCCTCGAACGGGCTTCACGTCTGCGGCGAGTGCCACGGTTGGATACACGGCCACGTGAAGATCGCGCTGAGCATGGGCTGGCTGCTGAGGTCGACGCAGCGCGAGGCGTAGACAGACGGGGTCCCGGGCTGGAACGCTGTGCGCGATCTCGATCCATGAAAGGAACCGCACATGTCCTCGAACATCGCAGGCGGCGTGAACATTGCAGAGCTGAGCGCGGCGGTCATCCGCGCAGCCCGACTCAACCGGAACTGCGTTCCCACGGGAGGCGCGAACGGCGGCATCTGCACGGCCGGCATCGTCACCCTGACCGCGGACCCCGAGATCGAGGAGGGCACCGTCTTCGAGCCGAAGAACGGCAAGGGCGAATACCTGTTCGTCTCGGAGCGCGACCCGCGCATCAAGCGCCAGAACCTCTCGGGCGAGCTGGGCTTCTCCAACTTCGAGGTGATGGCCCTGCTGTTCGGCGGCGACCTGATCCTCGGCAAGGCCGGCGGCTCGTTCGCCGGTGAGGTCATCGGCTACGCCGACCCGCTGTACAACGCGCCGGCCCGCTACGGCTCCTACCTCGAAGTCATCACCGAGGTCGTCGAAGAGGGTGCCGGCGGCTGCCTGGCATCCGACGGCTCGGTGCCGGTCGCGATCGGCCACATCTTCGGCAAGACCAAGCTGCACGCCGGCTCGGCCACCTTCGCCGACGAGGTGTTCAAGGTGACCTTCGCCGGCAAGGGCACCAACAACCCGAACCTGTACAACGGTCCGTGGAACGATTACCCGGGCGCCGGCTACATCCCGAACAGCTCGCACGTCCGGGTCGGCTACACCCAGGCCGAGTACGACGCGATCCTCGCCGCCGTCGACGTCGGGTACGTCGATCTGCCCACCGGCTCCTAATCGCCCGACAGGCGCACCAGGCCCCCGACTCCTGAGCGGGGGCCTGGTGTCGTTTTCGGGCCGTGATACCGTTGCGGCATGGCTCTCCCCAACGGCGACTGCTCCTCCCCCGGCGATGCGTGCTGCCGCAGCTACTTCGACATCGCCGACCGTCTCCTCGCGCAGGGGATGGACGCGCTGCGCGAATGCCAGACCTGCGACTGCGATGGACTCACCGCGTACGTGACGATCGGTTCTGGTGACGATGCGATCGTCGACGCGTTGACCGTGGCGCTCGATGGCGTCGCTCTTGCCCCCAGCGTGCGGAGCGGTGGAGCGCAGGTGACGCGTGTCGCGTTCGTGGTCCGGCTGCGCGAGACCGGCTGGCCGGTCGCGTCGAGTGATGGCGAGCGGATCATCCCGCCGGACCCCAACGCGCAGCACGCTGCAGCCCTCCACCTGTACGCCCACTGCGAGGCGTTGTGGCGCCGGCTGACCCACCTGCAGGCATCGCGGACGCTGCTCCCTGACGGCATCCGCGGTCAGTGCTCGGTGGCGCCGATGGCCATGCTGAACCCGACGGCCGGCGTGGTGGGCTGCGCGATCACCGTGACGGCGGACATCGCGTGACCAAGCCGCTCGCCCGCGTCCGTGTGGTGCAGTCGGTGACGGCGCGCAATGCGCTCGGCAAGAAGATCGCCGGGGCGGGAGCGGCCAAGCTGTACCGCGAGGCGAATGCCATCGGCGCAGATGCCGTGAAGCGGTGTAATGCGATCGTCGCCGCCGAGATGGTCAACGATCGCATCCCCGAGCGCCGCCGGCCGGGCCGTCACCTGCTCGGCTCGTTCCAGTACGAGATCGTCGGCGACCCGGCGCACCTGCCCGTGTCGATCCGCGTGTTCTCCAGCGCGAACCCGGCGAAGGTGAACGCCCTGATGTCGGGCGCGAAGCCGCACAGGATCACGGCGAACGAGGCATTCCTGGTGTTCCCACGCGGCAACGCGTCGACGTCGATCAGCGCCGATGGCGTCCCCACGTTCTCCACCCGGCGCGGCAAGGGGCAGGTCCATCAGGCGTACACCGGCAAGGGCAAGTCGATGACGAAGGTCCAGTCGGTCAACCACCCGGGCAACGCCCCGCACCACGTCATGCAGCGGGCCCTCACCGCCGCGGCGAAGGCTCGGCTCGGCTGATCCTTGTGTCCGGCCTCGGGTTGGACCTAATATGTCGACCATGCGCAAGATCCACGACATCGACGCCGACCTCGGCGAAGACGAGCCCGTCCCCACCACCAAGGTCAAGCTGTTCGACAAGGAATGGACGGTGCCCTGCAGCGTGAACACGTTCACGCTCTCGTCCCTCCAGCTCGGATCGCCCGGCGCCGTTGCCGCATTCCTCGTCAACTCGGTCGTCGCCGAGGAACAGGACGAGTTCGCTGCCGTGCTGTCCCGTCAGCCGAACCTGACGACCGAGAAGCTGCTGAAGATCGTGAACGGCCTGATCGAGGCGGCGACCGAACGCCCTACCGAATCGCCTGCCAGCTCCTCGCGGCAGGCGACCAAGCGGACGTCCGCGCCGAAGTCCGCGGCGCGCTCGTCCTCGGGTCGGGCCGTCCGTTCGCGAGCCTGAGCATCGGCGAGTACCTCGACGCCGTGTGGGCGTTGGAGTGCCGCCGGTCCGGTTCGCTGGCGAACCCATACGAGCATCGCGAGATGCTGAACGCCGCCTACGGGTGGTCGGGTAAGACTGTCGCCCAGGTGGCCGCCGAGCACAAGAAGCGGCGCACCACGAAGACGAAGGCCGGGGAGGCGCCGGCCCATGCGCCGGTGCGCAAGTCGGAGATCGACAGGATGAAGGACCTGTTCGCCCGCGGAAAGGCGGCCCGCGAGGCGCGTGCCGCTGTAGCATCCGAGCCGTGACCGACACCGGGTTCCAGGTTGACTTCTTCGCGAGCCCGGAGTCGCTGGCGCGCCTGGAGGGGGCGATCGCGAACGCAGTCGGCAAGGCGTTCACCGACAAGGTGAACCTGGGGGCGGCCGGCATCGCCACCGAGAAGGTGATGCGCAAGATCGCCGACTCGACCGACGGCGCGACCAAGGCATCGAAGAAGGAAGCGGCAGCCGCGCGTGAGATGGCGGCCGGCTGGTCGTCGCTGGAGCGAGCCGCTGGCGCGTACATCAACCAGCTCCGCCAGTTGGGCAACGCGGTCGGCGCCATCTCGGCGGCCTCGAACCGGGTCCGCACCAACGAACGCCAGGAGGGCATCCAGCGTCGCGAGGCCCTCCTGGCCGAGCAGCGCGAGCGCCTGGCGATCACGGAGCGGGAGACGAAGCAGCTCGCACAGGAGGCCCGCACGAGCGGCGAGTTGCAGGTCAACGCGGCGAAGGTGGCGGGCAAGCAGCGGGTCCAGATCACCCGCGCCGTGCTGGAGACGATCGGGCGCCTGGAGAAGGGAATCGGGGCAACGCTCGCCGGGCTCGCTCGCACGTCTGCATCAGCCGTATCCAAGGTGTTTACGTCCCTCACGAGCACCCTTCGGCGGAGCAACTCCACCTTCACCGAAGGGCTGAACACGTCGCTCCGTACGCGTGAGTCGACGATCAACAACTCGTTCTCCCGTCAGGAGCGAGAACTCCGAAGTTCTGTGCTCCGACAGGAGCGGCAACTCACCGAGCTGCGCACCATCTCGTCGCGGGGCGTGCTCGGTGCGGTGACCGGTCGCGGTGTCGGTGTCGGCCTTGCCGGCCTCGGTGGCGGTATCGCCCTCGCATCCCTGCTCGGCAGCGGCTACCAGGACGCCGTCAACTTCGGCGAGCAGCTCAACAAGAACAAGGTCGTCTTCGGTGAGTTCACTGATGCCGTCCTCGCGTTCGCCAACAACGCCCCCCGCGCCCTGGGTACCACCAAGGCTGCAGCGCTCGAAGCGACCGGCACCTTCGGCAACCTGTTCACCTCGCTCGGCCTTGCCGGCGGCCAGTCGGCGATGCTGTCGGTGTCGCTCACCCAGATCGCCACCGACCTGTCGTCGTTCAACAACACGCCCGTCGACGAAGCGTTCCTCGCCCTGCGGTCTGGTCTCGTCGGCGAGTCCGAGCCGCTGCGCAAGTTCGGCATCGACGTCTCCGATGCCCGCCTGCGACACGAGGCATTCCTCCTCGGGATCTCCGACGGCAAGAGCGTCCTCACCGCCGCACAGAAGGCCCAGGCGGCCTACTCGGCGATCATCAAGGACTCGACGAAGGCCCAGGGCGACTTCGCTCGCACCGCCGACCAGGGAGCCAACGCCGCCCGCGTCCGCCAGGCATCACTGCTGCAGCTCGCCTCCTCGCTGGAGTCGAAGTTCGTCCCCGTCATCACCGCCGTCAACCTCGCCGTCGGCGGCATTGCACGCAGCATCGCCCGGTTCATCGACGGCGACGTCGGCCCCGCCATGCGGGTGCTGCGCGACGCCCTGAAGGGTGTCGCTGTCGGGCTCGGCACCGTCCTCGCCGTCAAGGGTGGCGTCGAGGTCATCCGGCTGCTCGCCGTCTCGCTGCAGCTCGTACTCACCCCGATGGGTGCGGCGCTCGCGATCGCGGCCGGACTCGGTGCTGCGATCGGCGCCCTGTGGAACCACTCGAAGGGCTTCCATGATGCCCTCGTCGGGCTCGGCCGGTACATCCTGTTCCTGTCCGACAAGGTGTTCGGCGCGCTGAAGGCCGCCGTCGCCGAAGTCGAGAAGACCTTCAAGCCGGTCCGCGAGGCCGTTGTCGGCACCGCTGATGCGCTGGAGCGCACCGCCCGACCGGCATCCCGGTTCTTCCAGGACATCGCCAACACCATCAAGGGCGGCCTGTTCAAGGCGGCCACCTTCCTCACCGACACCGTCATCCCGGCCGTCGTCAAGGGCGTCATCTTCATCGGCAAGGAAGTCATCCCGCGCATCGGCCCGGCCGTCGACTTCGTTGCCTCTCGCGCGAAGGACATCGCCGCCTCGATCGGCGAGCTGATCGCCAAGATCCGCCCGTACGTACAGCCGGCGATCGACGGCTTCATGTCGCTCGGGCGTGCGATCGGGGGCGCGCTGGGTGGCGACTTCACTGGCCTGCGCTCGGGGGCAGCCAGCGCCCTGTCCGGCATCGGTGCGACGGTCGCCAAGATCGCCGGCCGCATCGGCGAGGCACTGCTGCCCGTCGCTCAGCAGGTACTCCTGTTCTTCACCGAGTTGTTCTCCGGTCCGAACCTGGCGAAGTACGCGAAGGCGTTCCTCGGTTTCGTCGAGGGGGTCGGCCGGGTCATCGGTTCGATCGTCTCCAACCCGATCTTCATCAAGGCTGTCGCCGGGCTCGCCGCCGCAGCCGTCATCATCGGCGCCAAGTTCCTCCAGGGCTTCGCCGAAGGGGTACTGCACAACATCCCGGCCGTCTTCTCGATGCTCGGAGACGCGATCGGTGCCGGCCTGAGTGCAGCGATCGGCAACCCGGCCACCACCCTGAAGATCGTGCTCGCAGCGTTCGCCCTCGGTCCGCTCGCCGCCCAGCTCGTGCGCCGCTTCCGAGGCGTCGGTGAGCAGGCCGGCACGAGCCTGTCCTCGGGGTTCACATCGAAGATCCGCGACGGGAAGGGGTTCTTGTCGACGTTCTTCGGTGGCGCGTCGTCGGGCGATCGAGCAGCGATCGGGCGACTGTTCAACGATGCCACCAAGGAAGCCCAGGGTCTCCAGAACAAGCTGCGTGCGCTCGGCTCGTCGACGCAGGTGCTCGTCTCCCCCACTTCGATCAAGAACGCGAAGGTCGAGCTGAAGAAGCTGGAGTCCGGGCTCAGCCAGGCGGAACTCGCCGGCCTCCGCTGGCGAGACACGTTGAAGACGACGGTGGCAGGCGTATCAGGCATCTTCGGTGGCCTGAAGGTCGCCCTGAGCGGCATCAGCACGGCGATCACAGCGCCGTTCAAGGCATTCGGCGAGTCGAAGATCCTGACGGCTGCCGGCAGTAACTTCGCCACGTTCCTGTCGTCCACGGTCGGCAACCAGAAGGCGTACGTCACGGCCGGCACGTCGGGCGCCCGCGGGTACCTGGACGCGCTGCGATCGTCACTGTCCTCGGCGGGCGCCACGATCTCTCAGGGGTTTTCCACGGCCTTGTCATCACTGAAGACGATGGCCAAGGAGCAGGGTCGCTCTGTCGGCAGCATCATCGGTTCGGCAGTCGGCAGCGCCGCAGCGATCGGTCTGTCGGCGTTCGTCGGCGGCAAGGCCGAAGGTGCTGCAGGCGGGAACGGACTCTTCGGTGCGCTCACCGCAGGCGTCACCGGGTTCGCGCTGACCGGTAATCCGATCATCGGTGTCGCCGCCGCCGGCGTCTCGCTTCTCGGTACCAGGATCGGGCAGGCCGGCGCCGAAGCCAAGCGGTTCAAGGAAGAAGTGAAGCAGGTTGGCGAGGCGCTGCGCAGTGACCTCACCCAGGCTGTCAAGGATGGCACCGTCAGCCTCGACAAGCTGAAGGCCGGCCTCCTCGGCATCGCCGACGTGTCTGGTCTCGGTGCGTTCCAGCAGACTGTGGTGAAGGCTCTGGGCACCGACGGCATCGCGGCGCTCGACAAGTTCGGCCTGACCTGGGAAACGGACCTGAAGCCCATCTTTGAGTCCGGTGGCGATCTCGACGTCATCAAGCAGAAGATGCGCGACACGTTCTTCAGCGCAGCGGGCTCGTCGGACGAGTTCGCGGCTCGATTCGGTAAGAATGCAGGCAAGGTTGCGCAGGTGCTCGCCGACATCGCCCGCCCGGGCGGCCCAACGACCATCGACGATTGGGTCGATGCCAGCGCGGCCGGCTTCGACACGGTTGAGGGCCGGTTCGCTTCGGCGATCAAGGCGCAGGCCGGGTATCTTCAGGGCGTCCTGGACACGTCCGGCGATCTGACCAAGGCCGCGAACGAGACCAAGGCGGCGCTCGATGGCATCAACAGCTCGGCCCGCGTGTTTGGCATTGGCGTCGACGCCTCCCCGATCATCCGCATGTTCGACACCGTCGACCGGCGGGTGCGTGACCTCACGACCCTGCTGGGCGTTGCCACCGCCCAGCGTGACGCGCTGTTCGCTCCCGGCTCGGACGCGGCGATCGCTCAGGCCCGCGGTATCTCGCAGGCCGCAAGCCTTGGGCAGTCAGATCAGGCGATCCGCACGTCGGGCGATCAGCAGTCGATCATCGACGCCAACGATCTCATCAACCGCGACGACCTGCGCAAGGTGATCGTCACCGCCCTGTCCGAGGCGCCGGCCGGCACGATCGTCGACGACGCAAGTGCCCGCGCTTACGTGCAGCCGATCATCGACGCTTACGTCGCCGGCATCACCGACGATGCCGCGGCAGCGATGGTGAAGGCCGACCTGGAGAAGAACCTCCCCGTGTTGTTCCCTGCGTTCGACAACGTCCGCACCGCCGAAGCCGCCAAGCGCGAAGCCGAGGCGATCTCGACGTACATGCAGGAGAACTTCCCGGAGGTCAAGCTGGACAAGGTCAGCTTCGACACGGAGAAGGCCCTATATCAGGCAGGCCTCACCGCCGCCGACGTGCAGGCGTTCGTCGACAAGAACCCGGCGCTCGCCAAGGTGACCTTCGACCAGCAGGCCGCGGCGGCAGTCGGTGCCTCGATCGCCGCCGCCCAGGGTGAGGGCTACGCGGCATCGCAGCATCCGATCATCCCGACCATGAGTTTCTTCGAGCGGGCGGCCGCCCGCGCCAAGGGCATCAACCTGGGCTCGAACATCGCCACCGGCACCAAGGACGGTGTCGATGCCGGCGCTCCCGCCGTGAAGTCGGCGATCGAGAAGATGATCCAGGACGGCGTCAACGCCGCGAAGAAGCTGGCGAAAATCTTCTCCCCGTCGCGCGTGTTCCGCGACATCGGCCAGCGCCTCGGCGAAGGTCTCGCCCTCGGCATCACCGACACCTCGGCCGACGTCACCGGTGCTGTCTCGAAGATCGTGGAGCAGGCGATTGCCGAGGCGACGCAGTCCGTGGCCGGCGTGTCGTCGCCGATGGCTGCTGCTGCGGCGGCACTGTTCGGTTCGCTCACCGGCTCGAAGGCTGCGCTCAACACCGGCGCCCCACTGCTCGACGCTCAGATCGGCGTCACCACTGCCGTGCAGTCGCTCTTGACGACCCTGACCGGAAACGCTCAGACGGTGTGGGACGTGAACGCGAAGAAGGCGAAGGACCTCACGCTCGCCGACCGCAACATCCTGGGTGAGTCCGCGTTCTCGCTCAACGCGAACGACGTGATCGGCGCATCCAACCTGCAGGCCCTCACCGGCGCCTTCGACGCGATCTCACAGCTCGGCTCCACCCTGCTCGGCCAGGGGCAGGATGCCGCGACCGTCGCAGCGACACTGCAGCGCCAGGTCGATGACCTCGTCAACACCGCCACCAACGCCGGCTTCGACCGTGCGCAAGTGCTTGCCTTGGCGGACGCTCTCGGCCTGTCGTCCGATGCCCTCGCGGCGTTCATCCAGCAGCTCGGCGACCTGCAGGCGGCCACGCCGACCGACACGCCTCACGGACTGCCCCGTGTTGAGCAGCTCCACATCCACGCGCCCACCCGCGACCCGGAGGCGACTGCGCTGCAGGTTATGAACGCGCTCGTGAAGTTTGTGTAGCCTCGCGCCATGACCTATCACCAGGGCTTCCTCTACCTGACGAACGCCTACGGCACGCCGGTCGAGATCATCAACGAAGCGCGGACCGCGGCGCTCCTGCAGGATGCGGCGGCGAACACCACCAGTGTGTTCAGCAACATCGCCGACGACGCCGACTGCCCCGGTCTGCTGTACGCGCCCTGCACGATGGCGAGCGACGGGTCCGTGACCGCCTGGCAGGCCATCGACACGGACATCACGGCAGCCCCCTGGTACTCCTCGACCGAGCCCGCCTCGGCTGAGGCGTGCGGGTTCTACATCGAAGAGTGGACCGGGCTCGGCGGTGGGCATCATGCTCGTTCGGTCACCCCATCGGGCACCGCGCAGGGCGGCGCCTACTTCGGCCGGCAGTCGTCGGCCCATCGCGTGATGGCGCTCAACGTGTTCCTTGTCGGCACGTCGGAGCGCGGCCTGAACCACCTCTTCCGCTGGCTCGAATCAACACTGCTGCTGTTGTGCTGCGGCGGCACCGGCGACAAGCCGTCGTTGTGGCTGCGCGAGCATTGCCCCGACCTGTCAGACCTGTCGGCCGGTCTGCTGCGCGCTGACGGCGTGGCACTCATCGGTGGCATCAACTGGGAGTCCCCGCCGGTTGCCGACCAGGGCCAGTACGTGCGCAAGGCGTCGTTCACGCTCGGCGCCGAATCCCCATGCCTGTACCGGGCGGCCACGTCGCTGGCGACGGGCAGCGCCCTGGGCTCGGTATTCGACAGCCATTCGGTCGGCCACACCTTCGACCCTGCCGACTGCGCCGAGTTCGTCAGCACCTCGGTGTGGACCGCCGCCGCCGTCACGCCGCCGCCGTACGGCACCGCGTCGCCGATCGTCACGATCACCTCCCCGCCCGAGAACGGGAAGTACCTGCCGCCGTTGCGGATCGTCGGCTACCTCAACCCTGCCGGCGCCGCCCTGACCAACCCCTGCGGGATGTATCCGATCGGGGCCCTCATCCTCGGCCGGGCGTTCGGCTCGGTGCCGGCAGGCAGTGAGGTGGTGATCGACTTCGGGGCGCGCAGTGTGCTCTACCGAACTTCGGCGACGGACCTCGAATGGTCTGACGGGTCCGTCCTCGTCGACTTCGAGCAGAACAGGGCGCCGTCGTCCATCGGCGCCGACGCCACGCTTCCCCGCTGGTTCGGGTTTTCGTCCTGTGACGCTGGCGTCGTGGTGGTCGAGCCCAACATCCTGGCCACCGGCTCGCCGACCGCAGCAGCATGGACGGTCGAGATCCAGTCCGCCGTGCGCGTCGGGTGTGTGTGATGGGTGAGATCGGAACCGCCAGCGAGTACGACGTGCTGATCGCCAACACGCTCTGGGAGAACTCGGCGGTCACCTGGCGACCGTCGTCGGTGAACTGGGGGAGCCTCTCCTGGCAACGGGCGAGGAACACGACCTCGATCGCCGAGGTCACCATCCCGGGCGTTGCGATCGGGCTCGGCGACCGCGACGTGCTGTCCAACCTGAAGGCGTGGGATCGAGCCATCTGGATCTTGCGTGACGGCGTTCGCGTCTGGGATGGGCTCGTCACCGGCTGGAAGACGAGCGGCGGCGATCTGACGATCACAGCCAGAGACCGATCGTCGATGTTCGCGAAGCGACTGGTTGCCGTCGATCGCGACTTCACCGACACCGACCTGTATGAAGTCGTCGCTGGCCTGCTCGTCAACTGCGGGCTCGTCACCTACGTTGAGGACCCGGTGTCGCCGTCGAACCCGTTCTACCTCACGCTGAACCCCACCTACCTTGTCGACCCGAGCAGTCTCGTCATCACCCGCGAGTACCGGGTGGCGCGCCTCGACAAGATCGACAAAGTCATTGCCGAGCTGGTCGACACGGCCGGTCTCGAATGGTCGATGCTGAACAGCGAGATGCGGCTCTCCACGAAGGGCCTCTGGTCCGGCAACGACACCTTCGGCTACGCCGTGTTCGACCCGGTCCTGAACGAGCGCACCATCGTCGGCGGTGTCCTCGACGTCACCGTCGATGGCAGCAGCGTCGCCACCCAAATGTACGTCGGCAGCGACAGCGCCGGCCCGTCGGGCTTCGCCAACCGCACCAACGTCAACAACGGCACCTACAGCGACATCGCCCTGCAGGAAGGAATCCCGGAGTCGCAGATCAACCCCGGTGACTCGCCGGCGCGGGCGGCGTTCGTCAACGGCGCGAAGCTGGCGACGCCAGACGTGACCCTGGAGAAGATCCAGCTCTCCCCGCGCTTCGGGTCGAAGTCGTTCCCGAGCGACCTGACGTGGCTGGTTCCCGGTGTCATCTACCCGATCGACTTCCCCGACTCGCGCGTGCTGAACATCCCGATCGTCACGATGAACCAGTTCGACTACGAGATGACGGCCGAATCTGCGACGGTCGATCACGTGCGCCTCGACCAGCTCGACGTGAAGGTGGAGCGCCACGACGACGGGTCGCTCAGCGAAACCTTCCAAGGGTCGTTCACGGCGGTGGCGATCTGATGTCCGGGTTCGAGTTCAGGGCGATGCAGGACCGCCTCACCGTCACCGAGCGGCGCCTCGCCGCGATCGAACGGACACTCACCCCCGGCAGGTATCAGACCTACACCCCGACCCTCACCGGCTCTGTCGCCGACCCGAACCTGGGAACCGGCGCAGTCGCCCCTTCGGGTCGCTACCGGCGCATCGGCGACGACGTATACGTGGTCGGCGACATCCGCTTCGGCACGGCAGGCACCGCCGCCGGCACCGGCAACTACCAGATCAGCCTGCCGATCGAGTCGTCCGCCGACCCCGACGCGAACACGTTCCTGAAGGCTGGCGTCTGGCGCGTCACCAACGGAGCTGGCAACGGCCAGTCGTTCGCCGGGGTCCTTGTCGGCGTCTCTGCGCTGTTCATGACCTGCCGCTACGGCGCCACATGGCCGACCGGCGCCGACACCACGGTCGGCGCCGCGGCCCCGTGGGCGTGGGGAGCGAACTACCGCCTGGAGTTCGCCGTGCAGTACGAAGCGAAGCGGTGACGCAGACGTAGGAACGGGCGGCCTGCTACCGTGACGGCCATGCCTGGAGGCCTCTGCACACCCTGGGTCGACACGCAGGTCGGCCGCATCACCGCCTGCGCGACGACCGCCGACTATCCCACCGGGTTGAACCTGTACGAAGGCAAGGTCGTCTGGCTGGCCGACACCAACCGCCTGATGCTCTACTCGGGCACCGAGTGGCGCGAGATCATCGACATCGACGGCTGGGCCACCTGGACCCCGGTCCTGTCCGGCACCGGGTATGCGATCGGCAACGGCACCATCGGCGGCCTGTACCGCGTTCACCCGAACAAGGAATACGACTACATCATCGTGCTCGCGTGGGGCGGCACCTCCACTGCTGGCGCCGGCCCGATGACCCTGTCGACACCTGCGACGTTCCTCAACACGAACACCGGCGGCACCGGCATCGGCCACACCGACATCCTCGCGTCGTCCGACTCGATGGGCTCGATGTATGACGCGTCGGCCACCGAGTTCTACCCGCTGCGCCTCAACTACCTGTCCACCACCACCAACGCCGTCCAGTGCATCTCGTACAACGGCGCCGCAGCCGGCATTGCCTACGCCAAGTGGGCGAACGTCACCTCTACCATCCCCGTCGCCCCCGCCCAGTTCGACGTGTTCCGCTTCCACGGACGCGGTTTCGTGCTCTAACCCATCAGGAGAACCCATGGCCACCATGACCATCAAGCCTGCAGTGACGTCGCCAGTCCTGCAGGGCCAGCTCAACGGCGCGCTCGATCCGAAGCTGCTCGACACCGTCGACGACCACACCGAACTGCGGATGCTGCTGCTCCACACGTTCGCGATCATCATGCGCTCGATCCACTTCGCTGCACGCGTGGAGGCGCGCATCTTCCTCGCGTCGACCGGTCGCTACCGTTCGCTGACCGAGCAGTACAACGTCTACGTCGTCCGGTACGAGCCCTGCACCTACGCGCGGTACCTCGTCGCGAAGGTGACCGGCAAGGCAAAGCTGTGGCCGGCTGCCGACCGGGCGGTCGTTGCCAAGCGCCTCGGCCATGCAGTCCCCGACGCGACGTACTGGCGCAAGAAGCGGCAGCCGAACGGCACCTACCCGGCGACCGCCGCCGTCCCCGGCACCTCCGATCATGGCAAGGCGAGCGCAGATGATCTCGCCGAACTCGTCGGCGGCAAGGTCGTCGCCCTTCGCGCCGGCACGCTCGATTGGCTCTACACGAACCTCCCCACCCGGTTCAACACCTACTGGGCGACCAAGTCGGAGAACTGGCACGTGAACGACTGCTCGGGCGGCGTGCTGCCAGCCGAGACGCTGCGCTACCTGCAGGTGATCGCCATGCCGGCGCTCGCTCAGGGCTCGCAGGGTTCGCACGTGCTGTGGCTGCAGGCCCTACTGGCCAACAAGGGCGCCACCATCACCAAGGACGGCAAGTTCGGCCCGCAGACCACGAACATCGTGAAGTGGTTCCAGGGCGCGTGGGGCATGAAGCAGACGGGCGTCGTCGACGCTGACTTCTGGTGGATGGTCGGGAAGTGATCGCGATGGGCACATCGGTCGACTTCCCTGCATGGGCGGCGATCATCGTTGTCGTGCTCGGCATCGTCGGCACTGTTGGGTCGGCGATCGCCGTCTTCCGGCAGGCGGCGATCAAGAGCACCCTGGAGGCGCAGCGCCTCTCGATGGAGCTGATCGTCACCGCCAATGCGGAACTCCGCAAGGCGTACGACGACCAGAAGAAGGAACTCGACAACGAGCGCGTAGCTCGCGCCACCCTTGAAGGCAAGCTGGAAGTGTTCACCACCCACTTCGCCCAGCAGATCATCGACATCGTGACCAAGACCGTCGCCGCCACGAAGGCGACGCAGATGGTCGTGACCGAGCCCCAGCGGGACCCCAGTGCCCGCGACCGAAAGGATGACCCCCGATGAACTTCTTCCGCCGACTCCTGGACCCGTCGCTCGGCAAGAACGTGCGAGCCCTCGTGCGTGCCCTTGCCGCCATCGGCACGATCGGTGCGCTCGCCGCGAAGGCGGACGAGATCGCCGCCATCATCACTGCGGCGCAGGCGCTCCTGGCGATCCTGGTGGCAGCCCCGACGACCCCGCCGGATGCCGCAAAGTGAGGGTTCGGGCAGCGACACACACCGCCCGCCGTGCGGCGATGCGCAGGAAGTGTTTGCACATCGTAAACGGACGTGCAATGATGACGGCCATGGATGCCGTCACGCTCCCCCGCCGCCACGTCATTGTCGACGCCCGCGCCCTCGACGACCTCCTGGAGGTCGCACGCCTCGTCGCCGACCGCCTGCCGGGCGACGACAACCTGCGCCTCGCCCTCAACGGCGCCCGCGCCCAGGTGCTCTCGGGCGCCACCCTGGAGCCCTGATGGCCAAGGACTGCGCACCGTGCCGCGGTGGCGGGCCGAGGAAGCAGCGGCTCTCGGCCGTCGTGCGCGGGGGGTCGCCATCGGGCGGCTTCCCGCTCGCCGGCTACCCGGGCTGCGCCAACATGCACGCCGGACAGTTCGCTGGCGACTCCGTCCTCGTGATCGGCCGGCTGACTGAAGGTGAGCGCATGTTCCGCCGGCGCGACATCGACGAGGCTGACGCCTACGCCAAGTCGACCCGACTGCCGATCGAGTCGATCCCCACCACGGCGCTGTGCGACCAGGCGGTCATCGACCTATTCACGGCTGTCAAGTAGATGCTGGATGAGGGCATGGCCCTCGAAGGCGTCGAGTAGGCGCCCCAGCTCATCGACGGACAGCGTCGACCACGACGGGACGTCGCGACGCAAGATGATCTCCGACAGGTCGATCCGCTCGGTCCGGTTCAACTGGTAGAGGTCGCAGTAGTGCATCGCCTTGCGGAGGCGCACGATGCGCGGGTCCACGCCCTCAGTGGTCATGGGCCGTATCATATGCCGCAATGCGCGGGCACCCGAAGAACTCCGATGCCCACCAGGACGACCTGGGCATCCTGCTCTCAGCGGCACTGACGCTCGATCGCTCATGGACGTCGCGGGCGATGTGCCACCAGTGGCGCTACGACGACGACCCAGCCAACGACAACCCGCGCCCCTCGCCATGGCACGCCACGCGGGACACCCGGATCGAGATCGGCGGCGTGGAGGTCAGCGGCCACGAGATGACGCGCGTCGCCCTGCTGTACTGCTTCGCCTGCCCCGTCCAGTGGGACTGCGCCCGCTTCGCCGTGGAGGGCCTGTGCAAGGCCGGCACGTGGGCGATGCGGATCGTTGCCCTCAACCGGCTGCAGGACGACATCCCGGGCGCGTTGGCCATGCTGCACGAGGCCGAAGATGCCGGCGTGCCGGTGCAAGTCGCTGTCGCTCGGCACCTGCGAACAGTGGACGCTGACGCGCCCGCCACCTAATATGTCACCATGTCGCTCTCTCCTGCCATTGGTCCCGTATCCATCCGTCTTGCCGGCGAGGTCCTCGAACCCGCCAAGGTGACCCACAACGGTGACACCGCCAAGGTGTTCCTGTGGGACAACGACGCCCGGCGCTGGCGCCTCCACGACACGATCCTGGGCTGCGAGTTCATCGAGCGCCGCGACCACATGGAACTGAAGGGCACCTCGCAGACGATGGTGCGCGAGATGCGGATCAAGTCCGGGGACGCGGTCGTGTCGATGGAGATCCGTCCCAAGGATTTCCCGCAGTGCTCCTGATCGTCCTGCTGTCCCTCGCCACCTACCGCGTCACCCGGTTCCTCATCGAGGACCACCTGGTCGTCGAGGCGCGTAGCTGGGTGCTGCGCAGGCTGATGCGCCTGCCGGGACCGCAGTGGCTCAACGCGAAGGTGCTGTACCTCGCCCAGTGCTTCTACTGCCTGTCGGTGTGGGTGGCCGGCGGCCTGGTGCTGGTGCAGATGCAGATCACCTCCGTGCCGCAGCCGGCGCTCATGTGGCTGGCCGCTGCGGGTGGCGCCTGCGCAGTCCATGGGGTCGCTGACGCCGATGAGTGACGGAGTCGAATGGCACGATGACGACGACGAGCCGGTTCCCGCGAAGGGGAACTGGTGGGTCGACGCGACGTTCGACGACATGACCAAGCGTCAGGACTTCCTCGACAAGGTCGCCTGTGGCACCACCCCATTCAACGCCGGCATCGAGGTCGGCTGGACGCCGGCTGCGACGAAGAAGAACGTCGCCGACCCGGAGTTCGCCGAGCTGATCTCCTACGCGCAGCAGATGGCCGACGGCAACATCGAGAAGAAGCTGCACGACATCGCACTGAAGGGCAACCTGGGCGCGATCCAGATGTGGTTGTTCAACCGCCGGCCCGAGCTGTGGAAGGACGTCAAGCGGATCGAGGTCAACCAGAACGTGAGCGTCCAGCTCGGCGTCGTTCACTCGATCGTCGCCGGCGCACACGAACTGATGCAGACCGTCTCCATTGCCGATCTCCAGCGGCTCGCGATCGAAACTACGGCCGACGATGGCGACGACGGCTGAACTCGACCTCCTCCGCAAGATGGCACTGCCGTCACTGGTCGGCCAGTACATCGGCAAGAAGTTCTACGGCAAGCCGTGGATCGCGTACCCGTGGATTCAGTACGTCGAACAGCGGGTGATCGAGGCCGTCAACGACCGCGACCACGAGCGCTTCATCATCGTCAACGCCCCACCGCAGACCGGCAAGTCGAGCTACATCGGCGAGCTGCTGCCGTTCTGGCTGTCGGGCATGTTCCCCGACGACAACCAGATGTACATCTCCTACTCGGACGAGTTCTCCGAGACCCGCTCGAAGCAGGTCCGGGCCCTGCAGGCGGCGTGGGGCAAGGAACTGTTCGGCACGTCGATCGACCCCGACTTCAACAAGGTCGCCGAGTGGCGCATCAAGGGGCACCGCGGCGGGATGCTCGCCGTCGGCATCGGCGGTCTCATCACCGGCAAGCCCGGCGACATCATCATCATCGACGACCTCATCAAGAACGAGGAGGAGGCGCGGTCGGAGGCGGCGAAGCGCAAGCACCTCGGCGAGTGGGACAGCACCATCTTCACCCGCCTGCAGCCGGGCGGCACAGTCATCGTCATCGCGACCCGCTGGGCCGAGGATGACCTTTCGGGCGCGCTGATCTCCCGCATGAACCAGCCGGGCTACAGCGGCCCGAAGTGGGAGGTGCTCTCGTTCCCGGCGTTCGCCGAGCCGTCCGAGGAGATGGAGGGCGAGCTGACCACCGAGGAGCTGGCCACGTGGCGCGACATCATCGGCCGGGAGTACGGGGAGGTGCTCGACTGCCGCTTCTCGCGCATCAAGGGCCGCGAGCCCGAGGCGTTCTTCAGGATGAAGGAAGCCAGCACGGACCCGGTGGCTTACTCATGCCTGTATCAGCAGCGGCCGTTCAACGCGAAGGGCTCGATGTTCGCTCGCGAGAACTGGCGCTACTACTCGCCGCTCGACCGCCCGGAGATGGAGCAGCTCGTCCGCGTCTGGGACCTCGCGACCACCGACGGCGGCGGTGACTGGACGGTCGGGACGAAGATGGGCCGGCATGACGGCAAGCTGTACGTGCTCGATGTGATCCGGTTCCGCAAGGGCTCGGGCGAGGTGCTCAACAAGGTGATCGAGACGGCCGGCGTCGACGGCTACGGCTGCTCGATCCTCGTCGAAGAAGAGAAGGGCGGCGCCGGCAAGTCGACCGTGGCGGCACTCCAGAAGATGCTGCCCGGCTACGACGTGCAGCCGGCCAAGGCTGAGGGCGACAAGAAGTCGCGTGCGATGCTCGCCTCGTCCGAGCAGCAGAACAACCGGATGCTGCTCCCCAACGACGACGAGGTCGCATGGGACGTCCCGATGTACCGCAACGAGCTGGTCCGCATGATGCAGGACGGCCGGATGCCGAAGCACGACGACCAGATCGACACCACCAGCTACGGCGCGATCTTCCTAGTCGGCGGCCGGCCCACCGAGATGTGGATTCCTGACCTCGGCGAGAGCCTGACGCCAGAGGCGCTGATGGACTACCTCGAAAGCCAGTCGGTCGGCGACGGGGCCTACTCCTGACGTCGACCAGCGTGTCGTGCGCGATCCGCCGGCACCGGAGTGCCAGTTCGGCTTCAGCACGATGAACTCGCCGTCAGGGATCGGGTAGGGCGTGTACCGCCGGCCTTGCAGGTCGGGAACGGGGAGCCGCCAGACGTGCAGGATCAGCGGATGGTGGCCCATCGTGCCGGCGCCACGGAGGGCCGGATGGCGGTCGATGAACCCGATCGCCTGGGAGATCGACTTCAGCGCGGCCTGCACTACGACAGGGACGCCTCTCTGCCGGTAGCCCCTGTCGTTGAACGCTCGGTCCGTCAACGCTTCCCGAGCGTACAGCCAGGCTGCATACGGGGCGTATACATCCCGTCGTGCGCCATCGACGCGGACATCACAGGTCAACGCTTCGAGCATGTCCGAATC